AAATCTACTAGAACCTGAAGAGTCTTTAATTTCTAAGTTTGCTGTGTTTGTTTCTAGGAGAGATAGTTGAGTATAGTACTCAAGATTTTCAATTCGTTTTTCTAGCAATGCAATATCTTGCATTCTATATCTCTTATGGTTTAGGAGAGATATTTTTGCATCTTTAACATCATCCAAATATGGAGGATATGTTACTACTGCAACCTCCATTGCATTATCTAAAGGAACTGGTGCCTCTGGATTTTCTTCAGGCATTCCTTGAACTACTTGGAATGACTTTGTTTTATCTAGATAAATTCTATCAATTCTTCCCAAGTAAATTGAATAGTCGAGTTGAATAGTCTCATCTGATGCTAAGACATTCAGATTATTGTTCTGAACTGAATCAAAACTCCTACCCAAAAATTCAAATGGAGATCTAACACCTTCGGATACTGAATATGTTTTAACTTTTGGTCTGATATCAATAATATCACTTTGTCTTTGACCATCAATAGTTGGAATATTTGAATAATCAAAATTTTCGTAAGAATTTGTAGTTACTAAAGTTCCAGTATCAGTACTAGAAACACTCGCATATTCGTATGCAATAGTTACTTTTCTTGTTGCGGGTTTTGTATTTGGTTTTCTAGTAATCCTAGAATAATCATATATTGTTGATTTTGTGGAGTTATTGAAAGTATACTTTCCAGTGATATCATTATCACCATCAATAATTAAATCTACCGATGCAGTAATCGAAGATTCTTTGAATGTTATTTCTTCACCAATATTAAACTTCTTACCGTTAATATAGACTACTTCAGCAGTCGATGAAGTTACTTTATTAACTAAAACTGCAACACAATTACTTTCACTACCAATAATTTCTTCACCATTTAGAGCATCTTCAACACTTCCATTAAAACTACTAATATCACTCAAAGTGAGTCTTGGTAATTGTGGTGTTCCAGTTGTAGATGACTCATAAATCGCATGGATTTTAGTGACATCTGGTTCCAATAGACAAATTATATCGTCCTGAACTCTAGTTCCATATGGATAGTTACCATATGTTAGACCATCATTTAGTGTTGTTGCTCCGACACCAGATCCTGGTAAGGAAGACTTGTCTACAAGTATAGTTTTGACTCTATTCCTAACTTTATTTTGTGACTTTACTTCGGTCTTCTTCAGTGTAGCAACTAGAGTTGCAGCACCAACAACACTCAAACCCTTAATTATTAATTCTCTACCTCCACTAGTGATAGTAATCTTATCGTCAGTCAATGCCTCGGTTTCACCATTAGCATTTACGACAATATATCTTTCTTCATCAAATGGCAAGAATGTCTCACCAGTTTCAAGATCAGCAGGAAGAACTGTCAATCTTCCACCAGTGGCATCAGAAACAATAGGTTCGTTAAAACTTTTTCTAATAGTAATAGCAGAATTTGATAGATCGACAGATGCTACATTTTGCTTGGGTAGTGAAGTGTATAGTGTATCTGATCCATTATCACCCAACTGAGTAGTTACTTTGGTAGTATTAATACTTCCATTACCAAATAGTGCTCCATTATGAACACCTGAGACTGCTTGAGTTGCTTCGACAGTTAAATTATCAGCAGTTACTACTGTTACTCTGTTGAGTGTAGATAGAGTATCACCAGACTTTTTGAATGAAATAAGATCACCAACAACAAAATCTTTTGTAAAGTCTCTGTCTGCCTGTGCTACAGTTGCTCCACCACCACTAAAAGTACACTCACCCAATTCTACAACAGAAGTCTGTCTTACGTCACCTGAGAACGTGTTACTTCCTATTTCACCAAAAACTGACTTAATATTAGAAATGCCATAGTTTGTTGAAGATAAAACAATTCTGTCACTATCTTGACCATTAAAGATTAGTTCCTCACCTTTGACGAAGTTGCCAGTTACATTATATGCGGTAACGATACCAGTACTTGTTGCTTCATATCTAAGATAACCAATAGCACCACTTGACTTACCTTTGATGAACGTAGGTATTTGCTGTGATGTTAGATCTTCATTAAGAGTTAGATCAGTAAATGGAACAACATCAAATAGTGTTAAATCAAATGAATTTGTAAGTGGATTTGCAGCATCATAAGATCCAGTTTCAAGAGCATAATCATAAACTCTTGCTAGACCAATTTCCTTACCTGCTGCATTAGTTGCGGTCGATCCAACTCTTTCACTTCTAAGAGAAACTGTATATGTTGTAGACAGTCCGATCTTTGGAGCACCATATACATTATTAACTCTTAGTGTAGAACCAGTTGCATATTCTACTGCCTGAGAAGTAAACTCTTTTGTAGTTCTTGGTTTTAAAACATCTATTGAAGCACCAGAAGGAATATTTACTTCATATCCTTGAACATATGCCTTACCAGCAGAAAGTTGATAGATTGCTAGATCATCTCTAGGTATTTTACCAGATTGTGTAGTTTCATTTTCCGAATATATGCCGTTACTTCCTTTAAAATCTTGTAATGAGTTTTTAACTTCTAATGAAAATGGTTTTATGTAGTAATTACCACTCTCCTCAAAAGTTCTTTTTGCCAGTTCATCTCCAAGAATATTATACTGAGGATCTACAAGTTTTGATGATGCAATTACTCCGTTTATTACTTTAGCTAACTCAATAAAATTTTGTGGAAAATCATCACCATCGATCACCGCAACCATCTTTGCTGTGATTTTTAAACGATCCGCACCAGGAGCAGCAAAGTTAACGAATCCTTGTGAATTATCATATAGTGATTCATCATCATAAGAAGTGACGAAATCTTCTTCAATTTCAAATCCTAAAGTGAAAGTTGGTCCTGGTTCTACTGCAGAGACAATTAATAACTGCTCTTCTACTTTGATAAAGTTTCCTCTTAAGAAGAAGATACCTTCCGTAAGTTTAGCAACACATCCCGCATCATATTGTCTTATTGTTGCTACTGAAGCACCTGCAGAAAAACTAGTGATTGCAGAATCGGTTAGAGGAATAGATTCCTGTACAAAAATATCTTCATCTACTTCAAATTCTTGCTGTTCATTATCTGTGCCACCCTCAATCAAACTGACGAATATATGAGTATCTTGGAATGCTTCAACCTGTGCCCTTATACCACTATCCGCTCCAGTAATAATCTTTCCAACTAATGAACTTAGATACTGAGTTACATCTAAACCATTGAAAGTTCTTTCTAGTTCTAGGGAGATATGATTTGGAGATACAACTAAAGATCCAGGGATTACTACAGATCCTTCTTTAAATACATGATTACCAAATTGCTCTACTTGATTTTGAACAATACTTTGTAGAGTTGTAAGCTCTCGAGCCTGAACAGGTTGTCCAGGTTTGAACAATACCTTGTAAAAATTATTTGACTCATCAAAATCGTCGAAGTAAGGAAATGTGTTGAGATTAGTTAGTTGTGGCATAATTCTTTAGAACTGCAATACGATTTTGATATCTTCTCTTTGGTTTTCAGATCTTGTAATAGATGGTCTATTATCGATATAAACCAAATCTCCAGAGTATTTCTTCACTTCTGGGGCAGAAAGTCCCTTTGTGAATGACTGTCCAAGATAGTAACTTAGGTTATTTATGACGAATTTATCATCACTAAATGTGTTATCAATCTTGAGATCTTGATTAGATCCTGTGATGTTTAAAGTTCCACCAGTTCCTGGTGTTGAAGTAAATTCAACCAAATTATTTCCATATACTCCAGTAGTATTGATATTATCTAGATCATAGTTAAATCCATGAGCAATACGATCTTGCCAATACTTTAGAACACCAGTATTCTTGTTATAAGAAACTACCCTACCAACTGCGGTACTACCTGCAGAAACTGTTTGAGTAATAGTTGCATTAGCATCAAATACCGCATTAACGTAATCAGTTTGTGCATTTACTCCAGTAAGTTTTAATGCACTTAAAGCACTTGCCTGATTTTTTTGAAGTGGTTCAGTTGAATTAAATTCTTCTGGATTTGCCACAATTCCAATTCTTGCAATTCTATTTCCAACGATAAAATCTGGATTTGTTGGATCATTCTTAATTTGAGAATAAATTAAAACTTTTGTGCAACCAAGTTCTCTATAGATATCAGCACCATGCCCAGATTTTGGTGGAATTACAACATCAAAAGTTGGTGTGGTTGTAGAATTGGAAGGAAAGTTTCCAGTAGTTAAATCTACACGTGCATATGTGTATCCTGTTCCACCATTAGAAATAGTAATAGAGTCAACCTTTGATTGGTTATCTACTACTATTGTTGCCTCTCCACCAGTTCCATCTCCAACAATATCGCAAATATATACTTGATTTGGTGATCCAACATCAACTCCTCTAGATTGTATAGTTGCAACTTTTAACTGACCACTATTTTGTGCATTTAGTCTTACTGATTGGTACTCGTCTGCAGTAGCCCAATTAGTTGGGACCGTAATATAATTTAGAGTGTCAAATTTAATAATATCATTCGGATTAATAGTAAAAAGATATTTCCAAATATATCCATCACCACTAGTTCCAGCACTTCTTGGTTCTAAGTCAATAAAGGTTGGTTCATCCAAAGAAGGTCTGCCATTTGGATTTTCTGGATCAGTACCATTTTGTAAGCAAGAATAAACTTTAAAATCCTTATTAATTATGAAAAAGTTTGAAGAATATAGACTAGTTGCTAGTGATGGTTGAGAAACTTTATCTCTATTAATATCATGCCTATACATATCATAGGTAATACCAGATGTCCAAGTATTTTTCCTTAGAGCAAATCTAACATTAGAAGAATCAATTTTCTTCAAACCAATAACAGTATCCCAGTTATGATTTTCCTGATTAAAGTTGTCCTTAGGAGCAGGAGGATCTTCATCCCAGGAAGATAGATATTCGTTTGGATTTGTCAATCCAACAAATGTATAATATGAATTGTCGGCAGAAGTAATTTCTTCGATGAAATTCTTTGCGTTCAATATTCTAAGTTGATCTGTTACGATTGCAGACATGATCGATTATTTTTAGTTATTTATTAGATTAATGGTAAGGTCGTTGATCCTACCCCAGGAACTTCGATAACAAGATTTGTTCCAACTACATTCAAAGTTACTGGACTTGCTGCAGTTTCAGAACTAAATCCCGAAGTTGCTGTACAAACTCCTGTAACGACTACTCCAGAAGAATTTGTATCAAATTGGGAGGCATTAACATCTCCTGTCAGATTCCCTGTCAGAGGTCCAACAAATTCAGTAGAAGTAACAATTCCTACGGTTAAATTTGGATTTCCAGTTAAAAGATTCGTCCCATTTCCAAGTGCATCATAGATTTCTTGAAAATTATCGTTAACCTTAACGGCACCTACAAGGAGAGAGTCTCCAGTACCGTCATTTGGTGTAGTTCCAGTTGATATACCTTGTAGTGACATTATAATAGACTAACTTTATGACTTATTTATAAGCAGACCATTTAATCTTGTTCTTACAACGAATTTCCATATTTACAGAAATCCTCCACTCCTTCGTTGGGACAAAATTTGGATCGTGATGTAGATCTCCTGGGAAAATAATCAAATCGTCATTTTTTGGTTGATAATATTCCCATTTTCCAGAATCTGGGTTGTCAGTGAACATGATTGGTCCACATTCATTACCATTGTGTTTTGGAACATTTAAATAATAAACAGAATTGATAGTGCAATCATGAACATGTGGGTTAAATGCCCAATATTCATTATTTGTACAAAATGCCCAACACTTATCACTATTCTCTAGTTTATAATCCAATTTACCAAACAACTCTTCCGATTTCTCAGTAAACTTTGCATACAAAATAGAAAATAACCCAGTTTGATCTATCTCAATTGGGTTATTTGATTTATATGCAGTTGAATCTCTAATTAGATGTTGTCTTCTACTTGAAAGAACATCATCAATCATAAGTTTTTTATCACTCTCACCGATTTTTGCAAAATCGTGTAATATAATAAATGGCAATACCATATTATCAACATCAATATTGAGTATATAGTTTAGTTCTTAGAGGGAATTTTCTACGAACGATTGGTGAAGTAGAAACTCCAGCAAAACCATTTTCATGATAAGAAGTAAACTCTAGAGGTTCGTTTCTACTCTTAGTTGGATGCCAATTAATCCTTCCCCAAGAGAAACTTCCAAAGTAACCATTATCTTGACCTGTGTTACCAAATGTCATTGTAGTTGATGAATCCATTGTTTGTTGGTCGTTATCAAAAGTACCAAGACCTTTTGCAAGATCAATGGGTCCGTTAACTAGAGTAATAACTTTAACAATATCAGTTACTCCAATTCCTGGAATAGACTCGGTAGTTCTATCAATATCATAAACTTGGAAGATATTATCAAATTTATCGGCAGAAACACTAAGTATGCTTCCATCATTATAGAATGCAGTAACACCATTACCAACATTGGTTCTAGAAGCAGTAAAGTAGAAACTTGTTACTAGACCAGTAATGCCTTCGGTTGTAATTCCTCCAGGATTGATACCAATGTCCCTGATAAATGAATCTCTTGGGATATGAAGACTTAGTTCTATTGCAGTTGAACCAACTCCAGTAACTGTATTTGCAACAGAAACAATATTTCCATAATCACCATCATATTGAACTAACCTAATAGGTTCATCATATACTCTTGGTGGTTCAATGTTCACATATGGTGCATTGGTTCCAGTATATCCAAAACCGTTATTTGTTACGGTGATGGAACTGATAAGTCCATTAGTAATCGCACAATTTGCAGTTGCTTGAGTTCCACCAGGTGATGGTGGTCCAATTGCAACGAGTGGTATGAATGTATATCCAACACCAGGATTGGAGACTGTTACACTTGTGATAGATCCTAGACCAGAAATAACTACTGTTCCAAATCCAGTCTGTGTTTCATCTTGAGAAATAATTTGAATTTGATTGAGTTTCTTTTCTGCTAGATTTTCTTTTTTATTGTCAAAGAATGTTGAGGTTCCTTCAACCCAAGCAACATTGGTATCGATACCAACTGGTTGGATTAGATTTGTTGTCGGGAAAATGTATGGTTCATACAATCTTCTATTTTTTCCTACATACTCACCATTAATAAAGAGATCTTCAGTCTGCTTACATGCCATTATTGGACGTTCAATTGTTTCATCATTCAATCTTCCAATACCACTATATGGGTTCGTGAGAAGAATATCAGAAGATAGAATATCTTCTACAGTTCTCTTATTCTCAGTTTGGAAAGGAGCGTCGGACATAATTTTAACTTTATCACCAACCTCAATAGGTTCTACAATATCAACCTCTTCAACATCAATGTCCCTAGTTCCTCTGTAGAA